TTTTGGACTAAAGGTAACAGGTTATTTATATTTAAATACTAAGAATAAAGAGCCATTAACTAAAGTATTATACGAAGGAAATAATTTATCAGTTTAAAGAATAAAGTAAGGAGAAAGTTATAATGTCAAAAGAAACTCAATTTAATTTAGACAAGCTTTTGGATAATGTTAAAGACTTATATATAAAAGAAGAACTAGAGAAGATTAGAACAGCATATACTTCAATGAAGTCTCAAACAAGGAGGGAAGCAAAGCTAGTTAGACCAATAGTACCTTTTAAGCAGTGGGTAAACGACCCATACTATTTAGGTGCTGACTGTTATAATATTTTCCCGTATTGGAAAGAGAAGATAGCGGATATTGTAGATAGTCCTTATAAGATTAACCAAGTTATTCTTACTGGTGCTATAGGTACTGGTAAAACAACAGCTGCTCTTATATTAGTTATTAGGAAACTTTATGAACTTTCTTGTTATGAAAACGTAGCAGCTTTATTCAACTTATTTGGAACGGCAGTTATAGCTTTTGCTTTCTTATCCATAAATAGGGATACAGCGTTTAGAACAGGTTTTACACAACTTAGAAACTGGTTAGATGATATCCCATATTTCCAAGAGCATTTTAAAAGAAGAACAGAAATAGATAGTGCACTTTTATGGACTGAAGAGAATATCTCAGTAACATTTGGTTCAACTACATCACACTTTATAGGTATGAACTTATTATGCTCAGTTCTGGATGAAGCTAACTTCTTTGAAGGTAGACAAACAGATGAAGCAGATTATAATATGAATAAGAAGGTAGGTTCTTTATATTCTCAAATGAGGAACAGGAGTGCTAGTAGATTTATAGTAGATGGTGAGAATATGAGTTTATCAATAGTAGCCTCATCATCTACTATTCACTCTTCATTTACGAATGCGTTAATTGAGCGTTCAAGAAATGATAAGCATACATATATTGTAAGTCCTTCTCAATGGGACGTTAACCCTGAGAAGTTTGCTAATTCAAGAAGGTTTTTAGTATTTGTGGGTAATCAATCAATGGACCCTATGGTAGTAGACTCATTAGAAGAATTAAATACAATATTAGAGAACCAAGGAAAGAAGGGTTCATTACCAAATAATATTGAATTGAAAGATGCCTACAGTTTTATTCCTTTAGATGTGAGGGATTATTATGTATTAGTTCCTGAAGAGTTTGAGAGTGAATTTAGAGTTGGTGATATAGTATTAGCATTACAAGATTTAGCTGGATATTCAGTTTCTAATACAAACCAACTATTTAATTCAAATACTATATATGAAAAGAATCTATCACCTTTAGTAGAGCACCCGTTTAGTAAGAAAGAGATAGTATTATCAACTACAAAGAATGCAATGCAAGAAGGTTATTTACCGCTTAAGTCTTATATGAAGCCTGGATTTAAGTTTAATAATCCTAATGCTCCGAGATATATGCATCTAGACTTATCATTATCTGGTGACTCTACTGGAATAAGTATGTGTCACATCTCAGGTTGGAAGAATATTTATAAACAAGATTATGAATATGAGAGATTAGACCAAGATATGAATTATATTCCTGATGAGGAAGTAAAGATACCAATAATTCAAATAGACTTTATGCTAAGAATAAAACCCCCAAAGAGGCCTAATCAAATAAGTTTTAGTAAGATAAGAGATTTTATTATATATTTAAAGAATGAGCATGGGATAGAGTTTGCTTTAATTACAGCTGACCAATTCCAGTCTGCTCAACTTATGCAAGAGCTGCGTGATTTAGGATTTAAGACGGCTTATCAGTCTGTTGATAGAACGGCTGATGCGTATTTAACATTTGTGAACTTTCTTCATGATGAAAGAATTGAAATGTATAATTATGAGCCATTTAAGAAAGAGTTGTTTAATGTTGTTTATTACCCATCAAAGAAGAAGGTAGACCACTTACCTAATGGAAGTAAGGACGTATCTGATAGTGTAGTAGGTTCAATATTTAACGCGCATTCATCATTGGATAAGAAAGTACAAACAAACGACAATTTAAACTTATTGGATTTATTTGTTCATGCAAATGTAAATGATTCATATGAGTCAAAGGTAGAAGAATTTATTGATAGGTTTTATAAAGTTTTAATAAATAAAAAATAGGTAAAACGCTCAATTAGGGAATGTTATCTTTTGAAAGCTTGGTATTTATTAGTTAAAGTTTTATAATTGATTCTTTTGTGAGTTCACAAGATATTTTTAAAGTTTATGATATAATATAATAGTTATTAGAGTAATATAGAAAGAAGGTAGTTAATGGGGGAAAAAGTAATAATAAGGCCAGTAAGGGATATCATACAAATGTGTGAAAGATTTAGTCAAAATACAATGACTATTACTGGTTTATATAGATTATTGACTTATTTAAAGTTTAAGCATATTCCAAAAAAATATAAAGAATTTTTTAAAGAAGGTGCAAAGGAAATTTGGGATAATGATATATCAAGAATGATTGATAAGAAAGAAGTAGAAGGTGGTATTAGGAATACTCTTTTAAGTATTATCCCTATGTTTGTTAGGGGAGAGATTATAACAGCAATAGGAGCTATACCGATGATAATGGCAGATATTTATATGTTTCGTGTTAATATAGATTGGTATTTTCAAAGGTTTGATAAAATTATAGAAAAACTAAATACATTTGATAAAGATGATAAGGATAAGAATTTACTTTTTTTAGAAACTCTTGTTGACTCCATGGATTTATTAGATGAGATGTTTAAAGATAATAATATATTAACAGACTATAATATGCAGGAGTTATTAGAAAAGATATTATCAAATTATAATGAGGATGGAACTATTAAAGATTTAGAAAAATTAGTTAAAGATATTGAAGAAAGTAAGGTAGAAGAAGCTAATGATAGAAAAACAGAAGAAGCCAATATATAAGATATCATCATCTTTAATTAACAGTTGGCTTTATTATGAATCAGTAAAAGATAAAGAAGAAGATGCATTTCAAAAAGTAGTAGATAGATTAAGGAATGAATATAAAGGAAATTATTTTACTGATATGGGTGAAGAATTTGAAGCTCAAGTATATGCTGGAGCTCAGGGAATTTTATCCGATATAGTTAAGGATTTACCTCATCAAATATGGGGAGTTAAGTGGATTGAGTTGGGTGATTTTAGAATAAGAGTAGCAGGATGTGTAGATGCAATAGATGCTGAGAATAATATCATATATGATATTAAGAGAGTTGCAAAATTTGATGAAAATAAATATGAGGACTCAGTTCAACATTTATTTTATTTTTGGTTATTCCCAGAAGTAGAAGAAGTAATTTATTTATTAGGGGTTGGACCTTTTAATTCTAATAACTCAAGTGGTTTAGAATATAAGGTAATTAAATATAAGAGACCAGATAATATTGAAGAATTGGTACTTAATTATATTTTATTATATTATGAATTTTTAGTTAAGAATAATTTAATGGAAGTCTATAAAGAATTTCAAAAATTTGGAAATAAGAGACCGGAAGATAAACAAAAGGAGGAAGAAGTTTGATAAACAAAGACAGAAATTTGGATTTTTATAAGTATGAAGTAGTTCGTTTAGTAGAAGAAGTTAAGAGTAATAATCAAGGTAAAGTTGATTGGGATAAAATAAGTGAATTATTTAGAAATCTTTACCCAAAAGAGAGTTCGCATAAAGAAAGGCTTAGAAGTTTATATAGGTCAGTAAAGGATAAGAAGTATATAGCATATCAAAATACTTCCAGGTTAGTAGCAGATGAATTAAAGGGTGATGAAACACCGATAGAAGAAAAGGTATTAAAGTTTCTAACAAGTAAAGTTAAAATTGTTACAATTGCAATAAGATTAGGTATTAAACCTGAAGTAGTAAAATCAATTTTAGCGAATTTACTTTTTAGGGGGTATGATATTATATTATGGACTGAGGGAGGTGTAGAATACGCACAATTCTCAAGACAAGCAATTAAGGGGGTAACTAGAAGCAAAGAGCATTGCTTTAATATCCCCAGTAAAGAATTTAAGATTGGCCTTATTAGCGACACACATTATGGGAATAAAAGCTCTGCTGAAGAGGAATCAATAGATTATATTTATTATTTATATAATCAAGGAGTAAGGAAGATTTTCCATTTTGGTGATATTGTAGAGGGTCATTATATGGGAAATAGACCTGATGCAATTTATGAGTTAAAACCGAATGCAATTGGATTTGATGCCCAACTAGAATTAGCATCTAAGAATTTACCACAGCTTCCAGGTTTGGAATATTATATAATTACGGGTAATCATGATTATACATTTACAAGAAACACAGGAGCTAATATAGGTAAAGTTCTTTCAACTATTAGGGGAGATATTATTTATTTGGGACATAATGAAGCTAAGGTATATTTAACAAAGAATTTAAGTTTAATGTTAATTCACCCAACAGATGGTATAGGCCAAAATTATTCATTAAAGATGAGACAACATATAGATAAGAATGATAAAGAAAGACTTGGTGATATTATGGGGATGGGGCATTATCATAAATATGACCATACTCATTATAAAGGAATCCATGGTTTTATTCTTCCATCATTTGTTAAACAAACTAATTTTATGAAATATAATAATTTACCATCAGTAGTTGGTGGGATAATGTTAATCATTAAAGTAGATGAGGAAGGGTATTTAACAAATTTAGTAACAGAGACTAAGTTCTATGAAAATAAATGATATATTTTACAAGAAAATATACATATGAAAAGTGTATAATATATTGAAAAGGTAAAATAAAAAATTATTATAAGTTTTAATGATTTAAAACTTGAGGGGGGAAAATAATATGTTAATAAACAGAGAGACATTGGTAGAATATATAAAAGATGAATTATCAGCTGGGTTAGTAAACTTAGAATTAGATGATAATATTATAAATAGAAATATAGACCAAGCATTGATGTTATCATCGGATTATTGGAATTATACAACATTTAAGACAGTAACCCCGAAAAAGACAATGCATGGTTTTGGTGGTGTAATAGAATTATCGGAATTAGACGATAGTTCAGATGGTGCAGTTCCAGTAGTAGTTAATGTATACCCAACATCAGCTACAATGAATATGAGCACAGCTTTGATAGGACTACCGCTATTATATATTAACTCAGGTCAGGGTTTGGAGAATCAATTAAGCACATATAGTTCAATGTTAAATAGATTATCCATGATGGAGAGTTTATTAGGACGAAGTGCTAGAGTAGTTGGTGATAAATTATTTGTTGATAAATATATAGGTCCAGTGACAGTAGAGTATATACCACAAGTAGTAGCTCTTGAGAATATAAATGAGGGTAGTTGGATAATTTGGATTAAAGATTATGTTGTTGCTTTAAGTAAAAGACAGTTAGCACAAGCCAGGGGAAAATATAAGGTAGGCTCTAACCCAAGTGAGATTAACGCAGCACAGTTATTAGAAGAAGCAAATTCAAAGATAGCTGACTTAATGGAACAATTATCTAAGAAAGGAATTATCTACGCAAGTAGGTTATAATAAATAAAGGAGTAAAAGAAATGAATGAAGTAAACAAAGAAGTTCAAGAAGTTAAAGACGAAGTTAAAGACAAAGTTCAAGAAGTTAAAGAGTTACAAAGTGACCCAAAAACATATGCCCATTTCTTTAAGAGTTTAAGGGATACTGAATATAAAGATTATAATTCAATAAAGAAAGCAGTTATAGAATTAGGTTTATTAGAAGCAAACCCAATATTATACAAGGGATTACCAGTAACAGTATATTCAGGTTTAATTCCAATTTTATCTGATAAAGAAATTTTTGTAAAGATAGTGGTATTAGAGCAAGCAGATAGTAAGATTGCGATATTATTACCAGAAGATTTATTAAGAGTATATAGTAAGGGTAAAGATGAAATTGATATGGAGTATTTAAACCAAATAAATAAATCATTTGATTTATATGTAGAAAATTATGGATTTGATTCTACTGATAGTAAATTTAAAGATTTTGTAATTGGGGTTTATTTAAAATCAGAAAATGAAGCTCCAGCATACACAATGAGTAAAGAAAAAGAAGCTAAAGAAGAAAAGAAGAAAAAAGAAGAAGTTCAAGATAGTTTTGGTGGACAGGATTCATTTGGGGGGCCTACGTTGGGAAGTAGGGGACCGATGGAAGGTCGTGAATCTGAGCAAGGTTCTATGGAAATAGGTAGTGATTATATTGAGCTTATTCCAGGTGGAGAATTACCAGAAGAAGAGCTTTCAATGAATGAATCAGCTTATAAGAAATTTAAGAAAGAGTCTATTATTTTAGAAAATTTTGTAAGAAAGCTTGGGGCACTTAATAAATTAAACAAACACATTAAATATCGTTTTTTAAATGAAAATAGAAATGTTCTTATTATTAGGGTAGATAATGATATCTTATATTCTTTATTTGAAAGTAAGGGAAGAGCAAGAAGAACAATGACAAAGCTTGGTGAAACTATTATGAATAGTAAAGGGACTCAAGTAGTAGATACATTTATAAAAGATAACAAGAGATTCTTTATCTTAACTGAAGCAGAAAATAATTATTGGTGTGTAAGAGGTGAAGAAAGAGAAGTAGCATCAAATCCTGATGTATATTATATTAAACCAGAACCAAAAGATATTATTTTACTAGAGCGTAGTGAAGTAAGAAATGATGCAAGAGTTCATAAAGTATTTAAAGAGAGCACAAAGAGTAATAATGTAATATTTTTAAAAGGTTAATTGAAGGGAGATTATAATAATGAAAAATAAAAAAGAACGTCCAATATTACAATTAACAGATAAAGGAATTAATATATTAGAGGAAGCAAAAGAAGATCAACAAAAAC